CGACTGTTGTTCACATAGGTGCTATAGCCAGAATAATGCCCGCCATAGATGGCAAGATCGAACGAGCTTGCATTTGACACGTTCTGCATGAAGGACGTATTTGAGATATTTATCGACGCGTTATACCCAGTTGTGGTCGATGCGCTCTCGTTGATAATCCAGAAAGCTCCATCTACTGAGGTCGTGTTGGCAGAGCAATTCCAGAAGGCTTGGGTGGAATTATCACAGGACTTATTCTCTGTAAAGGTCGTATTCGTGACATTGATTCCGTCTCCAGATGGATAGAATACGATGACGTGCCGGCTAACTGCGCTCACCAATTCTATCGGAGTCATGAGACCAGTAGTAGAATTGACTCTTGCGGCTGGGATATCAGGAAGATTAGTCATGGCGAAGCAGGCCACCATGAGGAGCATACATGAGATGAACGCCAACGCATATCGCATACGACCACATCCATTGGATTTTTGCCCCGATATAATGCCTCGGGGCCACGGCACAGGTGGTTAGAATAAAAAAACTTAGGAAAGACGACGCATCTTGAGGATGTACACACGGGCCTTATTTGCCCCGGTCCCTGCCGTAATGGTGTAGGTATCGGAACTCAGACCAATCGCGTACGTCTCAATGGTGTCATCGGTCACGTTATAGGCTTGCATCCCAACGACCGTCCCATAGGTGGATTTCAGGAAGGTGATCGTGTCAGTTGAATCAACGGTCGCGTCGGTCGTGATGACAAGATCATAGTACTTCTGGAAGCCCAATGCAGGAACGACTAGCTCGAAAGTGCAGTTCGCATTTACTGTCATGGATCACACCTCTTAGACTCCCCAAATGATGACCGTGTGGATGCCTGTGCTGATCGTGCCCAGCGTGATCGCTGAAAGTCGCGACTTTCAGGGCTCCGAGGTCATCGCAACAATATGTTGCATAGACATCAGCGAATCCACCATTAGCGGCCGTGCTGGCATCAATCGTGTAGCCGGTCGCGGCGTTCGCGTCCGTGCGGATCACGACTACCTTGATACCGGCGTTCGGCGCAATCTGCCGCATGTCCGAAACTGTAACTACTACCATGTTTCATCACCTTGTAGAATATTGCGGCGCTGGCTTTAAGCCAGGCCGGTTATCGTGCAGTTGAACTCTGGAGCCACGCAGATCAAGGCCTCGTACAGCTTGATCATGAACTTATACGAGTCGTTGGTCTTGGCGAGTTCTTCATACGTCAGGTCCTGGAGGACGCGCATCTGCCAGGTCGAGGAGTCCATGATGGCCATGACCTTTCCATTGGTCGTGGTCGGGGAGAACCTCGAGGGGATGATGGGCAGGCCTTCAAAGATCATGCTTTGGAAGCCCCAGGCGATCTGTGCGTTCGGCACGATGCGCTGGTAGTCCTGCAAGAGAGCCTTCATGTCATCTTGAGTCTTGTAGTCCGTGACAATCATGTCAGGGTTGCCTTGACCCAAGGTGGTGCTCTCGTTGGCATTGCGGGCCTTGCGGATCGCAGTTCGGAGCGTCTTGATGTCGATCGCGACGCTGCCGGCAGCGGTTGTCTGGAGGCTTCCATAGTTCAGGATGCCAGTGAATTCAGCCGTGTCGGGCGCAGTCACACCTCCATATCCTGCGTGGGACGTGGTGGCATTGCCATTGAGGATGCAGTCCTCTTCGAGGAAACGGGCGGTCTTGGTCTTGTTCATGACCTCCAGGTTCAGGGCATCGACGTAATTGGCGCCGAGGTAGTTCCTGGATGCGGCCTGATAGGGGCCGCTCACACGACCGACCGAGTACAAGTATTTGACATTGACAGTCTGCCGTTCGTAGGTATCGACGGCCTCGCTGAGGGCCGCGTCTTCAAACAGCCAACCAGTCACTCCACGCGCCGTCAGGCGGTTGAAGGATGCGACGTTGGTGTAGTTGGTGACACGGGGGATGAGCTCCACGAGAGGAGTCAAGCGGCGGGTCATATCAACGATCTGGGGCTCAACCCACAGGGGGATAAGCGCCTTGTCAGTTGAACCAGCAGCAGCTCCAGCAATGGACGCGGCCTTGGAGAACTCCGGGTCCACGCTCTTCTGCATGGCCTCGCGGATGCTCTTACGGGCGTCGATCCCAAAGCCTGCGTCCACATAGGTAGCTCCATCAGGCATGATCTGGGACGACCCAAACTGGCTGCCCATCTTTCGATAGGAAGCCAAACCGGCTTTCAAAATGGTTTCTTCCACATTAATCACCTACTCCTTCGGGGTATTCCGCAGGAAGGTGAATCCTTCGCTGGCGGTAGTTTTCTCCACTTTCTCTTCTTTCTTGCCGACGTCTGAGTCGGTGGCATCCAAGCCTTTCGCTTTCGCGATAGACTCGGATTTCTGATCGAGAGCCTTCTGGAGGATTTCAACGCGGGCCTCCAGCGACTTGTTCTTCTCCATGAGCTCGACCTGCTTTGCCATGGTCTCGGCTTTGAAGCCATCGAAGGCCTTTTTGAACTCAGAAGAATCAAGGATCTTGGCGGCAGCCTCTTTGATCGAGGCTTCTTTCTTCTCGTCGCCATCAGGTTCTTTGTGCTCTTCGGCCTCCTTGTGCATTAAGGGGGTGCCGCACTTGAAGCACTTGTCCATGACGGTCGAGCACTTGTGGCACTTGACGTCATAGGCTTTCAGGATAGGCTCAGTGTCAGGTTTTGCGCCAGACGCGAGGCCAGAAGTTTCAGGTCCACCGTTCTTTTCCAAAATATCACCCGGGTCGAAAGATTTTGAGATATATTCATTTATTGTCGCATGAGTGTTTGAGGGAATTCCGACCAAACTGACCTCGAATACCTCGACGTCCTTGATTGTCCGCACATCTTTTCCAAGTTTCTCGTCAAAGACGTTCTCGGCTTTCTTGATGCGCCCACCGATGGAAAATGATTTCAGAAGGCCCTCCTCGATCTGCATCACGACATCTGCCATCCCAGGCGCTTTAGTCGGCGCGACCGAGATATGGACCTCATCGTTTCGGACTTCGGCTGTTTTTACAATCCCAACTCCGAGTTCGGTTGTTTTGTGATTGAAGAAAACTGTCGAGTTCTTGAGCAAATCAGAAGCGATTTTTGGAAGGACTCCCTTGTCCATGCGCTCATTGTCCCTATCAACGTCTGACGAAGAAGCGATGCCTCCGAAAAGAGTGAGGGTGCCATTTGCATCAACAGTCTTTTGGAAAGGGATGAGAAGCTCAAAGTTTCGCATATCGAGCAGGATTTGCCCGTAATATAAAAAGCTATACTCTTCCTGCATTTTCCCCGTCGGTACTCTTGTGGCCCGGAGTCGGGAGAGACAGGGGGGTCTTGCCCTGTTTTCCATTGTAGCGCTCGTCATATTCATAGTTTTCCATAAGCATCACGCGGATTTGCGCCTCGGTGATGAATTGGAGCCTTTCCTTCATCTGGCGCCAGTTGTCAGGGTCCGTGACCTCGCGCTCTGGTTCGACAGCCTTATAGGGATAGGTGAGGAATGGATCGGGGGATTTCTTGAATTTGTTGGAGCGAGTCTCGTTGGCCTGCTCGGAATTAAGGCGTTCGGCATTTTCAGACTTTGTCTGGGATTTCTGGGGGTTTGCCGCGTTTGGATTGGTGATCGAGCCCTTGCCGGCCGGCTGGGACTCCATGAGGAGTTTCTGCTTCTCTTCGGCGATCTCCTGCTCAATCTCATAGATCGGACGGTCTCCCTGTTCGGAGGTCTTGAAATCCATGACTCCCGTGGATGAGTCGTACACGGTTTCGTCGTCCTCCATAGTCGGGTACCCGAGCATCTGGAGGACCTGGTTGGGTGTGGCCCACTTGATTGTGCTGGTGAGCTGCGCCATCTGGGCGTATTTGAGCCTCTCACGGGAGTTCTCGTCCTTGAAGCGGAATTTGACGTCATCGAAGCCGAAATTGGCCAAAGTCAGAAGGGTGTTGTTGATGATGCCCTCGATGATCATGCGGTTCTTTTTCTTGCGCCGGTCCCAGGATTCCATCTGGGTCTGGGCGTTCGCGCGGTTTGAGCCTTCTGTGATACCCAAAAAGATGGGTGGGACCCCAGAGGCGGCGATGATCTCCTGTCGGTCGAAATTCATGAGCTCGATGAACTGCATGTCCTGGTTGTTCGGAGAGACGAGCGTGTGCGTGACCTCGCCCATCTGGGCGTTGATGAGGATATCGGTCTGAGGAGTGGCCTTGCGGAGTTCCGCGACCATGCGATCGACTTGCTCTTTCCCGAGGTTTTTGACCATGTAGATTGAACGGGGCAGGCCCGGGCGCCGGAAGTACATGTTGTTGAATTCCTGCGCGGACTGTTTGTTCTGGAGGGTGTAGATGACCGATTGAGTCCAGCTCATACCATAGACACGGCCACCGACGTTGTTCATGGTGAAGTGGGTCATCTCATCGGGGTAGAAATCAACGCGCCGGTGCAGGACCCGCTGGATGTATTTGACAATCTCGCCGTGCTCGTCATAGTCGATTCGGACAGTTGAGGAGTCGGCCGGCTTGAAGAAGTCGATCATGTTGCCCTTGCGGACATTCTCGGAGAATCCATCGCCATAAAGGACGAGTGATGTGACGAGGTCATGGAGGAATATCTGGTCGCCGGATTTTTTTATGACCTCATTGACTTTCTCGATGTGCTCTTTGGATTTGGAGGTCAGGGTATATCCATCGCCGATGATGGCATCGACGGTGATATCAGTGCATGCGCGGATGATCGGGTCTTCCTGGTAGGCTTTCCAGATGATTTTGTATGTGACTGGCTGGGGTTGGCCGAACCAGGTATTGCGGAAGGAGAGATAGTCGGGGGTGAGTGCGAAGGCGCCAGATGAGACAGATTGGGCCGTGTTGGTTGAGGCGGCCTTGTCGATGGTCTCAATGACGGTAGATGCGACCGACTCTGCATAGAACGAGGTTCCGAGACCGAGGCCAGACAAACATATCACCCGAGGACGATTAGACCCCCGTTGCTGTCCGCGCCAGGGTCATCATTGCCTATTGATTGGATGGATTCCGCCCCAATATTTAAAGGAGAGGGTGGCTTGACGGTTTTGTAGTTGATGCAGAAGGCGCCGGCATCGGCCAGAGGGACGGAGCACTTGAGATACGCAAGCGCCAGCCCGATGACAAAATCGTCGAATTTGCCACTCGGGGCGTTCATCTTGAGAGTTCCGCTGTCGGAGAGCTCGTATTCGTAGAAACGGAGCTCGTTGGCGAGTTCCTGGTTGTCGGCCGGGAGGATTATGCGGCCCTGCTCGAGCCCTGTCTTGAGCGTGTTGATGAGTGAGACTTTGGTCTGGACGGAGAATTTGAAGCCCTCCACGACCGAGAGTTCGGCCTTCATTTGCTCGGTGACAGGGTCGCCGACGCCAGTTTCATCGATCAGGATGCGGACCGGGCCGAAGACGATCGCGACTGCGCGGATGCGGTCCATGACGAATGAGTAAGGACGATTGGTGAAGCGCTCAGTATAGACGACCTTGCATGCCTGAGAATTCGTGCCGTCAAGGACAACGATTGTGGTGTAATCGTGGACCTTGGCCAGATCGACGCCGACATAGTAGGTGTGACCTTTCTCAGGAGTCATGGACTCGTCATACTCTTGCTGCGCGGCCGCGATGGAGGCCCATTTGAAAACGCAGACTGACTCATCGACGAATTCGGCCAAGTATTCGACCCTGTACTGGAGATCCGTGATTTTCTCCTTCTGGCGCCGGATGTAGTCGTGAGAGATATGGGGATTGTCGAAACTGGTGAAGTGGAATGACGAATAGGCTGGATTGTCGCCTTTGAGGCCGAGCTCGTAGTCTTGGTAGAAATGACCGACCCGCCCGAGAGGAGTGCCGATTTTGATGTGGTCGCCGTCGTAGTCGGCCAAGAGAGGAGAAATGACGGTATTCTCGACCTGATCATCGATGAGTTCGGCTTCATCCTCGATGACGCGGTGGGCTTTGTAGCCTCGGAGGAATTTTCCCTGATTGTTGCCGGTCGAGCGCGCGAAGAGAAAAGAACCACTGGAAAGGCTCAATTCTGGGAAGGGGAAACTCTTGTCGGTTTCGATGAGATCGCGGACCATTGGGGATTTCAGCGCGAGAGAATGGATTTCACCAAAGACGATTTTTGCTTGGGGGGCGGTTGGGGCGATGACATATTGGTAAGTGTTTGGATGAGTGAGCGCATAATAGAGCATGTCAGCCGCGAGAAGGACGGATTTCCCCCACCGTCGGCCAGCAACAATCGTGGTATTCTTCTTCATTCCCTTGAGGACTTGCATTTGTCCATCATGCGGCGTAAAACCTAGCCAGTGATGGAGACCATGAAATTTATCGATGCGCCCAAGCCGCCAACATTTATCGATCGAATCGCAAGGTGGGATGATAATCTCACCTCGTGATTTCAATCAATCGCGCGCGGATGGCGCCGAGTGCGATATAAACGCTATGTCCGGTCGGAGTGTTTGCTTTCTTTGCTTCTTCCATCTCAGCGTCGATGTCGAGGATGAGTTTGGCATGGTCTGAGATAGAGATGTGACGATGACCTCGCATGCAAACAGGTTCTGGCTCGGAGGCGGCCAGGATGCTGTTTTCGTAAATATCCGTCGTAGGTTCATTTTTGTAATGAATCATTGGGATTCCTCCTTCTTTTCGTCTTTTTTCTCTTTT